CCAGATATCTTTCAAAATTGAATTAACCATGAATCTTTATTCTGAACTGAATATCTACCTGCTACAATTCTGTTCTGAAAAAACTTTGAAGAGATTGGTATTGGTCAACAAGGAATTTTCAACTATATCTATACCGGAGGTCAAAGAACGAGCTTCCAAGACATTGGATATCTCCATGAACTTCTTGTCAAAACTCCCAACACACTACCCTAAAAGACACCTGTGTGCAGGAGAGGAAATCGACTACTCCAAAATTGAGTACCTTGACTGCTATTGGAATGAATTGACCTCACTTCCAGGGGGTCATAACGGACTAATGAATTGTAAAGAAATTAATTGTCATCATAATCAATTGACCTCACTTCCAGGACTTGCAAATTGTAAAAAATTAATTTGCTCTAACAATCTCTTGACATCACTTAACGGGCTTGAGAATTGTGAATACTTGAATTGTTCTAATAATCAGTTGACCTCACTTCCAGACTGCCCGGTGGGACTTAGAAATTGTGAAGTACTATTTTGTTTTGATAATGAATTAACTTCACTTCCAAACTGCCTGAGAAATTGTACAAAAATACATTGTGAGAATAACCAACTAACCTCACTTCCAGATTGTCTTGGAAAGTGTGAAGTATTATGGTGTTATGGTAACCAATTAACCTCACTTCCAGATTGTTTGGGAAACTGTAAACAGATAAACTGTTCTTTTAATCAAATAACCTCATTCCCAGACTGTCTTGGAAAGTGCAAAGAATTACTTTGTTCCGATAATCAATTGACCTCACTTCCAGATTGTCTGGGAAACTGTGAAGTCTTGTGGTGTTTTAATAACCAATTAACCTCAATTCCAGCCTATCTAAAAAATTGTAAAGAGGTTGATTTTCAATTCCTTTGAGAGTCTGAAAAAAACTAAGGAATTGATATCACTTTCAGAAGGTCCTAACGAACTGCGAAATTGAATTTTTGTCTAAAGTATTCTTATTTTGACCTCAAAATAAGAATATAACAATAATGACCAGCTTACAAGGTTGGGTGACCCAGAGAGCCGTTGGCGATGCGGACAATGTTCCAGTTCCTTGCGTAGAGGATGTGGCGGTACTGTTGAGGGAAATCAACAACATTTCCAGAGGAGTTGGGGTATGTGATGATGTTGCCATTCTGATCCTCGGGCTGGCCACTGGCGGTGTTGATACCTGCAGAAGCCATGGCGGCAGGTGACATATCATGTGAGATGGAAACATTGGCGAGCTTGCTGTAGTTAGTGGAACCAGATGGCTTCAAAGGATCCCAGGGGAGAAGACCATAAGACCAGATATGATAACCAGTCTCATCGGGAATGGCGGGGTGCAAAAGATCAGGGTGGATGAGAGAATAGTAGTCGCTTCCCTGAGCAAGACGACAAGCATTTTCGTAGACAAGCGTTGAGAAGGAGATGGGATCAAGACCGGCATAGTTGGGCTCAGTGGTATAGTTGGACCACTCTCCACCACACTGACCCGAGTTCCACATAAGAAGAGAAACGTTTTGGGCAGCATAGGCAAAACTCACAATGGAGTGAGACAGGCGAAGATCGAAGGTAGAGCGGGTTGAAATATCTTTGAACGGAGCATGTTGAGTGGCCTGAACCTGGTGAATGAGAACATCACGGGGAGCATCGCCCATCATGACACGCTCATCGTTGTGAACCACAACGTAGTGAGCGTTTGTCTGAGGGTCAACCAAAGAGGGCTTTTGGTTGGTTTGTCCATAAACATAGACATCTGAGCAAGAGGCAGCACGACCAGTGTTGGGTCCGGAAGGTCCACCCACAGCCAAAGTACCGGGGAAGACAACTACAAGATCTTCCCACCTGCGGATGGTGTAATTGATCTTGATATCATTGAAAGGAAGAGCAGCAACTGCTAGAGCAATACCGCTATCCTCACCAAACCAGAAGGGGAGAATGCAGGTGAAATAACCACCAGTTCCAAGAGGAACACCAGGACCAACAGGTGTGGTCATGGAAGCAATGTCACCAATCATGTTGCGATATCCAATACGCTTGGAACCAGGCTTGCGGAATTGGAAGTTAAAGTCCATCCAGTAGTTGTCAAGTTCTTGGACACTGAGTTCGTTGAAGGTAATATTGACCTTTTCGAAAAGATTGTGCATAAGATTACGAGTCCAGCGAAGAGAGGCATCAAGAAAGACACCGTTATCACCACCGGGCTGAACAAGTTCGAGTTGGGGAATTTGAGCTCTAAACCAGACATGCATAACATAATCGCCGGAACGATTCACAGATGCGGAAACATTACGTTGGGCGAAATCAACAGTTCCGTTGTGACGAAGGGTAATGGGCAAGAATGAGAACCAATTAGCCTTTTGCACAGCGGCAACAAATAGGGTAACGGCATCCGGGCCACCATAAATAAAACCTTCTTGTTCGGAGAAGGTGGCAAGATCGATAAACAGGTTAGCAGCACTGCAAACAGAGAATGAAGACATATTTCACTTAGTTAATAGGGTCTAAGATAAAAATATTTGGAAAAAGATATCCTCTACAATTCAGCATGTTATCTTTCCTTAAAGGGTGTTTGTTAACCTGGTAAAAATGGAATTTCCTATCCATAGATAGGAAATTTTTCAAACAATGTGAATTTCACGAAAGAAAATACCTGTAATGTAAAGGAAAGATATTACGATTCCAAATAAAACCAATATCTGAGAGGCCAATGAAACCTTTAAAAGTATTTCATTTCTAGTAAAATAGTATGCTATCCAGAGGACAATTTCACATACCATGACAACAAATAGAGTAATGGATTTTCTCAACATGACTGACCTGTGTCAATATAAAGTGTAATATCAAGGTTAATTTTTTCCTGAGAATGAAAGTCCCCCTTTGAAAAGAAATAAATTGGTTTCCTTAGAATTAAAGACATTAATCAATAATGTCTAGAAGTTTTTGTCATTTCCTACCAGATTCAAAAACACGATCTGGGTCACATAAAAAATCTCTTAAAAGAACAGGGGGTGATAACCCTTTTGTAAGTATACTTAGCCCAGCGCAGTCTCGCAACCGCTCGAATACTTCTGACACAAAACCTCAAATTCAGGACAGCATAAACTTTAACAACAACGATATAATTCAGGTAGACTCCAAGATAAAACAAATCTTGATGTCCAGGATTTCCACTGTACCAGAACTCATGAATTCTTTAAACTCTGTGTTATGGATTGCAACAAATAGTAATGATATGAGTGAACAAATTAGAGCTGAATATGAAGCTGAAATTATAAGAAGTCGTATAAAGGATCTGGAAAATAGCTTTCAACTAGCCTATTATATACTCCAAACTTCAGATATTTTGGAGGAGTATAAAACCCTCTCTAAACAATCAAAACCTAAAAATTTTATGACCTTCTCAGAAGAGGTCAATCCTAACCGAATCAGATTGGATATTCTAGAGGAGAAATTTATGGCTATTGCACAGGGGTATATTCAAGTAGACGGGTATGAAAGAAAACCCCAAAAAATGGTCTGTTCTGTGTGTGGTATCTCCCTGTTCAAAGTTTCTCTGACTGACGATTCCATATATATTTGTAAAAATTGTGGAGCTGAGTTTGAGATTCTAGACGATTCACCATCTTTCAAGGACACCGACAGGATCAATATGAGCGCGAAATATACCTATACCAGAGAGGGGCATTTCAGAGATTCAATGAAGAAGTTTCAGGGTATTCAAACGGTTGATTCCAAAAAGATAAAGGATATCAAGGGTATTCTTCTGGAGGAAATGAAACTTCATAATCTGGTTAATGAGAGAAATCTAGTGAATTCTGTTACAAAAGATCATCTATATGATTTTCTGACCAACAAGAAGCTGAACAAATACTATGAAGATGTCAACCTGTTGTTCAACATGATAACAGGGGAAGCATGCCCAAATATACAACATCTTCAAGAATCGCTACTAGAAGACTTTGCAATTCAAGAGGAGGGGTATGAACACGTGAGAGATCCCGAGAGGGTGAACTCCCTGAATGTTTACTATAAACTGTACAAGTTGCTTCAAAGGAGGGGTTATCCCTGTAGAAAAAGCGATTTCTACATCCTGAAGACAAAAGCTAAGGAAAATGAACACGATGAAACCACAAAAAGAGCTTGGGAATATCTAGGGTGGGAATGGATTCCAACATGGTAAAAATAAACCTGAAGATGAATTTTTATTAATATGGAAAGAAAAATGGAACCTAGATTGTTTAGAAGTGTAGAAATAGGTCTTGTTTCCAGGTCTGTATAACGCAAAAAATACGAGTTGTATGGATTACTTTCAGATCATAAGTTGATCTGAAAGTAATAAGGCTACAAGTAATCGTAAATATTATTTTGTTCTTTTAATAACAAATGAAGACTAACTACCTACTTCTTCTCCTTCTAGCACTTGTCGTGGTTTTTGTATTTTTCAAAATGTGTACAGTCAAATGTAAGATGCCCCACCGTGAGGGCTATATCAGATCAACTCTTGGAAACGTATGTCAAGGACTTCAACGCACACCTGTTGATTATGCCATGAAATTAACTGATGGCTGGCAAAGAAATCCTCATTGGCAGGTAAATCCATCTGTGGAATATCAACCTTTGGAGTTTGGACCAATTGACTTTTACAAGGATACTAGACGCCTCAACAAATATGGACATCTTTTTCAACAGTATGATCAAAATTGGATGGGCTGTGGTAAGGAGCTAACCTACCTGAGAGATGATGAAAAGAATCGTTCCGATCTGGTAAATGTTGGGGATGTTGGGGTTGCTCGTCAAATGGACGATATGGACAATCCTGCCATTCTTAACAGCCAGTACGCTCTCACAGAGATGGATTTCCTAGAACCATCCTCGTTCCAAAAACTTTATGGAGGTCCAGAATACCTTAAGAACGTCCGTCTAGGACAGTAAAGATTTTTTTATCAGGGGATAAAAAATTATAGAGAGAGGAGGTCATTTAGAGATGCATCGCAATTGGATATGTATTCGTTTACCCTGTCTCTAAGAGACAGGATCTCCATGTTCAGTTCGTGTATGGTTTCTTGTGTACCATTATAGATAGTTTCCACCTGAGAAATTTTATCTAGAGGCTGGGATAATCTGTTGTTGTTTATTTTTTCCTTGATGATATTTGTCTGAATCATAACAACCGATAAGCGAACCTGTTGATGACGAAGATCTTTTTCCTCCTCGATTAGAGAATTAAACCTGGTTCTCATGGATGATCCCACGTCCTGAAGTTTCATCTCCAGGTCATCAAATCTCTTCTTTCTCATCTCCAGCTCGTTTTCATCCAGAATTTCATATATCTTGGTAAGCTTTCTTTCAAACCTGATTACGTCAGAATAAAATTCTGAAATACCAACCACAACATAGACCAATCCAAAGAATATATCAGATTCTTCAAGTTGAGGTGGAACCGAGTTGTCTATAAACATTTTTTCCCCTTCCTCTGAATCATATTCGGTTTGCTCTTCTTCTTTCTGAACAGGGGGGTGTTCCAGTTCTGGAATTGTTGTATCATCTTGATTATCAGCTTTTGTTTGTATATCTATTTCCATAACTGGTTTTGGAGCTTCCAACACAACTTCTGGGTGATTTTCGTGTAGTTTCTCTGATCTAGGGTTGAAACTATCCAAGAGTGTTTTGGTGGTCTCTTCCAACCTGGACAACTCGTCCATGGGTTCTTCTTCTTCGACATCTGGCTCATGTTCGTTTTTATCAGGCGTAAGAAGGTATACCGTCATATTATCATCAGATGATGTGTATAAACAGATGTTCTTGGAGGAGATTGTGGCAAAATCGCAATCGACAAGAGTACCCTTCACGTCAAGCATGAATCTACTTCTATGGGAAGGTAGATCTTCACGGCTCAACTCAACGTTTAAAACTTCATACCCAGATGATGGAATCTTCATCTGATACAAATCTGTTAC